TCGTCATTCTCAGGGTACGACTACTGCGGATACGTTGACGGCCAAGTAGGAGTGCCGACAATATCCGGCGGAACTGGCTCATACAGCTACTCTTGGGCAAGAATATCTGGATCAACGGCGATCGAGATCAGCTCAAGCACTGTTCAAAGGCCGGTGTTTTTTGTTTCGTCCCTATGCAATGACACGGCCATAGCAACATGGCGAGTTACGGTAACTTCTGGAAGTGCAACTAAGACTGCTGATGTTGATATTGCCCTTACGTATTTCTCTTTGTCGTAAAATCTCTGCTTGTTATAGGCAGTTTGTTGACTGTTGATTTAATCCATGGAGGTAGTTATGAATACGTTGAAGTTTGAAGTGTCGATGGAGGAAGCGAACCTGTTGATCGCGGCCCTTGCCAAGCAGCCTTTCGAGACTGTGGCAGGCCTGATCCAGAAGCTGCAGGGGCAGGCCCAGTCGCAGATGTCACCTGCGCCGGGCGGCGAGATTCCAAAGGCTGAGTAACCCGTAGGAGGGGGGCAAAAGCCCCCCTCTCCCCCTGGGGGATTGATGCCCCTATCGGGCGTGGTAATATACGGGTAGGAAACTCTTACCTGGGCGGACGGCCCGGTTTGTTAGGTACAACTCTAGTATGGTCAAGGTCTATAGACATGCTATTACCCAACCCCGGTTCCCAGGTTTACCGTCCAATGTCGCTTGAGAACGGGCATAGCAGCGAAGACCGGTATTGGGAGCTGGCGACAAGGCTCCTAGCCCACGAGTCTATGTGCGAAGAACGGTCCAAGAACGTCTCAGAACGGTTGGATAAGATCGAAGACGGTGTTAAGAATATCAATCAATGGGGACTCGTCATCGGGTTCACGTTAATCTGTAGCATGGCGGGGATTCTCGTTACCTTGCTACTCAAGTGAGGTACGCATGGTCTACTTCAAACGGGACCGGTTCAGCGGGATTGCACCGGGCGTATCTGCTAGGCTGCTAGCCGAGCAATTCGGGCAGATTGCCGAGAACATTGACTTCGAATCGGGGCGACTGACCCCTACCACTGACGACCTGTCAGTGTTCACCCTTCAGAACAGCATCCGCCGGTCGATCTATTACTACCGGGACACCAACTGGCTTGAGTGGAACCAGGACGGCGTAAAGGCCGTACCCGGCCCTATCCCAGGGGATACCCTTGCCCGGCTGTACTTTACCGGCGTGGACTACCCCCGGATGGGTACGGTCGGCACCATCGTAGCCGGGACCGCTGGGTATCCGGCTAATAGCTACCGTTTGGGGGTGCCTGCCCCTGCGTCGGCTCCGCTGACCAATAAGACCGGCACTCCTGACACCACACAGACCCCAGACGACGTTTCATACGTCTACACATTCGTGACTGCGTTTGGCGAGGAAGGCCCCCCTAGCCCCGCTACGGCGGCCCTAGAGCGTACGGACACTGAGACCGTAACGCTGACCATGCCCTCTGGCGACCACCCGAGCGGTAACTACAACTTTGGATCCGGTGCGCTGAAGCGCATCTACCGTTCTAACACCGGTTCTAACAATACGACGTTCCAGTTCCTGGCTCAGGTGCCGTTTGCAACGACCACCTATGCCGATACGACCCCCTCGGCTGGCTTGGGTGAAGTCCTCCCGAGCGAAACCTGGATCGGCCCACCGAACGATAACACCAGTCTGTATCCGGATGGCCCTTTGAAGGGCCTGATAGCCGTGGCCAACGGTGTGTTTGCAGGGTTTACCGGTAAACGGTTCTGTCTCAGTGAACCGTTTCTACCGCACGCTTGGCCGGTTGACTACCGCATTACCCTGGAAGAGGACATTGTGGCCATCGGGGCGGTTGGCAATGGCGTTGTAGCCATGACCAACGGCACCCCGTACTTCATCACTGGCACCGATCCTAGCGCCATGACGGCGATTCGTATTGATATGCCACAGGCGTGTATCAACGTAAACAGTGTAGTGGACATGGGTTCCTACCTCCTTTACGCCGGGCCGGACGGTCTGTGTGCCGTTAGCGGTGGCGAGGGGCGCGTGGTCACCGAAGGGCTGATCTCGTCCAAGCAGTGGAACGTTGACTACTCCCCGACGACCTTCCGGGCTTTCCGGCATGAGAACACCTACGTGGCGTTCTGGTCGGTGGGCGGTGTCCACAAGGGCCTTGTCTTTGACCCCCGTTCTGAAGAAGCGGCTATCTCGACCCTGACTACGGCGGCCGAAGTCCGTGGTGGGTACATGAACCCCAAGGACGGTGAGTTGTACCTCATCGTCGGGGACCAGATTAAGAGGTACCGTGGCGGCACCACTAAGCGCACGCTCACCTGGAAGTCAAAACAGGTGGTTATGCCTAAGCCGGTTAGCATGAGCTGGCTGTCTGTTAACGCTCAGGCTTACCCAGTAGCGGCTAAAGTCTGGGTCGATGGTGTGCTGATTGCTGAGTACAGTTTGTCGTACGCCAGTGGCGTATACACCCAGACGGTGACTGTGCCAGCGGGGGCTACGACCGGTACTTTGCGTGAGCCTGTGATGCGTCTGCCGCCTAAGGTCGGCCAGGTGTGGGAAGTCCAGGTGTCTGGCGCGGTTGATATTGATGAGGTGTGCCTCGCCCAAAGCATGGATGAGATATCCGCCACATGAGCACAGCACGAACCAGTAATCCAACGACTATACCTGGTATTTCTAAGCCGCCTGCGGATGTATCCCCGGCGCTTCGTAGGTACCTTGAGAGCCTGTCAGAAACAATTGAAATTCGACTTGGGCGTCGTGGTGATCCACGCGATCGCGCGATTACACTCCGTGAGTTGATTGATTCTGGACTGGCTACTGAGCTATCTAGCAGCCCGTTTAATCCGAATGGCGGTGGTAATCCTACGTTCCAACCGCCCTACGACAGCACTGTTCCGCCGACTCCGACTGGGTTCACGGCTAACGGTGGCTACGCCATTGTTACGTTGTTTTGGGACTACCCGAAATACGGTCCTCACGCCCACACAGAAATATGGCGCAACAGCGCAAACGTTATTGGTGACGCTCAGCTAGTAGGTATTAGCTCCGGCCTGTCGTTTGTTGACCCGGTTGGCGAAGGTGCGTCGTTCTACTATTGGATTCGTCACGTTTCGACGTCTGAGGTCTACAGTCAGTTTAACTCTGCAAACGGCACGCTAGCTCAAACAGCTTTAAACGTCGCCTTGCTGTTGGCTACGTTGAATGGGGCTATTACTGAGTCTCAGTTAACTCAGACGCTTGGGTCGCGAATTAACCTAATAGACGCTAGTGCTAGCACAGTTAATTCTGTTGCTTATAGGATTGCTGCAGAAGCAACGGCTCGGGCTCAAGCAATTGCGACCGAAGTATCTAACCGCCAGGCTGCAATTAATACAGCTGTGGGGGTGCTTCAGGCGCAGATTAATGATCTTTCTGCTATCGCTGAATACAACAACTCTACGGCTTATGTTACTGGAGAGTTGGTAACTTACAGCGGATTCCTGTACAAAGCTAAAAGTGCCACTACAGGTAATCTGCCGACTAATACTACCTACTGGGAACTGTTAGGCGAGTACAGCAGTCTTGCTGACATTGTAGATCAGAACGCCGCGTCGATTGTGCAGATTAACACCGTCGAGGCCACAAGCACGTCTGCTGCGGCGCAGGCGATTGTCGGGATCAAGGCGGAAGTCTTTAACGCGAACGGCACGGCACGGCTTGCAACCGCGTCGGCGCTGACCGGCCTTACGAGTGACGTCCGCGCTATTTATGACGGTGCTAATCCGAGCGTAGTCAAGACGGCGCAGCAGAACATCACAGCGCTTCAGGCCCAGGTGTTTAATGGCGACGGTTCGGCGCGTCTTGCCACGGTCTTGGCAGTCAATGGGTTAACACAAAACGTAGAAGCCATTTACAACGGTGCAAACCCAAGTCTTATTACTGCGATCCAATCCGATATTACTTCTCTTGAATCGCAAGTATTTAATGGGGACGGCTCGGCGCGCTTAGCTACGGTTAGTACCGTGTCTGGTTTGACTAGCGAAGTTAGAGCTGTATACGACGGCAATAACCCTAGTCTGCTTAAGACGGCACAGAATCAGATTACGTCGTTGAACTCGGAAGTGTTCAACGTCAATGGTACAAGCCGACTTGCAACGGGCGAGTCGCTTACCGCACTGACTAACGAAGTTCGGGTTATTTACAATGGCGCGAATCCAAGCTTGGTAAAGACCGTCCAAGAGGACGTGACTTTGCTTGAAGGTGCGGTATTTGATGCTAGTGGCAATGTGAAACTAGCTACTGCTGCAGCTGTTTCGTCGCTACAAACAGAAGTCTGGGGTGATGGGGTTACGCCTGGCGGCGCGACGGCTTCGCGTATCGACACGTTGTCGACGACTCTTAATGATCCTAATACTGGTTTGCAAGCTGTTGCTTATTCGTTAACTACGGTACGTAACGAAGTGTTTCCAAACGGCGTGGCGTCTGCCAGCGCCATCGATGCTTTGAACGCGCAGGTGTTCGATGGCAGTGGCAACTTACGATTAGCAACGGCAAGCGCACTTAGTACTCTTAACACCCAGATTAATGGTGCTGGCGCTATTGCTAGCAAAGTTGATTCGTTTGCTGCAGAGCTGTACATCAATGGAGTTGTTGGCGGCACGCCACGCCTTGCTACTGCGTCTGCGTTGTCGCAGATTAGTTCGGAAGTGTTTCCGAATGGAACGGCTTCTGCGTCGTCAATTACGCAGCTAAGTTCTCGTTTGAATAACGCTGGTGGTACTGGTGTTAGCCTTGAGTCTGCGTTTAGCACACAAGCTGGTATTAATACTGGTTTGTCGGCTCAGTACACCGTTAAGATTGATAACAATAACTATGTAACTGGGTTTGGTCTTGCCTCTACACCCAGAGACGGCACGCCGTTTTCTGAGTTTACTGTTCGTGCCGATCGGTTTGCGATTGCGTCCCCGAGTGTTCCAGGTGGGCAGAACGTAATTACGCCGTTTGTAGTTACAACTACTACTCAAATTATAAATGGCGTAACTGTTCCGCCTGGCGTTTACATTGATGCTGCTTTTGTTAAGAACGGCACTATAACTAACGCCAAGATTGGCCGTGGTGAAATTGATAACGCCACGATTGCTAATCTTAGCGCCGATAAGATCAATGCTGGTACGTTGTCTGCAGCTAGAATTGAATTGGATACAACTGTTCTTGATACGTACTTCGATGCAGCAACGGGCAAGCACCGCTTGTACATTCCGAACGCCCGCATCGACAACGCGCAGATTAAGAATTTGGCAGTGGATACGCTTAAAATTGCTGGCGCGGCTATTACCGTCCCGCAAACGTATACCTCAGGCGACATTCTTGTATCTAGCGCAATTGTAATGACTAGCGGTGGAGATTCTTACACTTATAACTACGTTGGGCCAGGAGCTGGCGACTACACGTATTTTTATGATCCTTGGTACGGTATTAATGACTATTTTTACGTAGGCACTAACCAGGGTGAATACACCCGAAGCACGACTACAACGAGTCCTACTTTTACTGGTGCTACGCTAGTAATGGAAACGCCGACGATTACGATTGGCGTTGATACTACTGCGGCTGTGCAGTTTGTGTTTTACGCAACTATGGATGCGGCACATACGCTGGATTGTGGACAAGAGCTGTTCATGATGTTGGACAAGTATGACGGCAACGGGTATCGGCTTATTGGTGGGCAGCGAGTTGGAACTCGTACTTACAGCGGTGATACGAAGGCTATTCTGCCGATAACGATGACCTATACTGGTACTTCGTTGCAGTACGCCCGTATTAAAATTGTTTCTGGCACTCGTTTGGTCGATGGTTATCCTGGGCAGGGTAGTAATTCTTCGTACTTAAGGAACATTACCCTCTCTGTTATGGGAGTTAAGAGATGACGATCCTGGTGTTCGAAGCCAGCGGCCGTTGCATAATGGCTATTGATGGCGAGATGTCTGACGAGCAGCTAGCAGTTTACAGGGCAGCGGTTCGAGTCAACGGGTATGTAAACCCAGATACGGTTTGGTACGATTTTGATAACGGTGGTATGGGGTACAGGAAAGAATTTAATTGTGTTGTAGCGGCTAATACAGTAAGTAACCTTCCGCCTGGCACAAAAGCTTTTGTAAAAGGCAATTACGTAGAAGTGAATGATGGTAGTTTAGAACTTGAAGTAGACTATCCAGAAACAATTCCGGTAGTTCTAATGCATGTTCGGCTCTTGGACAAAACTGTAATGGTGCCTTGTGAAGCTACGAGTTAAACAAGACTACGCAGAGTTGCGTAGGAGTGAGTACCCAGAATTACGTGACCAGTTGGACGCCTTATGGAAAGGAGGCGTAGATCTGGAAGCAATGCGGTATAAGGTTCTGCAGGTTAAGCAGAAGTACGCTAAACCAGTTGGAGATGACAATGCACAAGGGTAAAGAATGCGTTCTTAACGCGCCTGTCAAGCCCATTAAGATGGAAAAAAAGAAGCCATCTAAGGGCTACTCTCCGCCTAAAAAGAAAGGGTAGAATCGCCAGCCATGAGTTGAGGGGGGTTAGTATGCCTGCTGCCAAGCGTATCGACGACGGTATCCCAAAATCGTTTAGCCTGGCCGGGCACAAGATTGAAGTAGTTAACATCCCCCGCAGTAAGTGGAAGAACGGTAAAAACTGCGTTGGTATGTGGCTGCCGGACAAGTACCGGATCGAGCTACACGGTTCATTAGAAGGTACGAACCGCCAGCAGGTGTTTCTGCATGAAGCCGTGCACGCTATTCTTGACGTGGCTGGATATTACGAGATGTCAGAAGATGAGGCCCTGGTAGATAGGTTGTCTCATCTCCTGCATCACATGCTCGTGTCCATGGAATAGTTGTCAGTTTCTAGGGTCTAGGTTCCGTAGCCACTGTACGTACCAACTGGCTTTGCTTGCTTCCTGAACAGGGTCGTCTTTTTTGCCGTGCCGCCACAGGTACGCCATAGCGCTTCCTTTGCAGTAACCCTGGAATTCTTCTGGAGTTAGGCAAGTACGAAGTGCGTCAATGCATTCAATGTCGCCCTTGTAATGATCTGGGCTAACAGCGTTGGTTTGTTTGCGTGGCTTTTTAGCCATTGTTTGTTCTCTGTTCAAGAGGTTGTGAAACTACTAGCACTTCGCTCCAAGCGGCTAAGTGTACTGGCTTGTTGTCGTCGGTTGTACAGTAGGAATACATTCCATCTATCCTATGGAAGTTTAACTTGGTACCGTCGGATAGTTGGATGCGAGAATTTCTCGGTACGTTGTAGAGTTTCATGTCTCACCCCTCGCCCGAATCGCGGCGGCACAATCATTTCCATTGGCATGCATCCACCCATCACACGCCTTCGCACACGCCTCTCTTTCTCGCTCGGCAACTAGGGCGGCGAAGCGTTCAAGACGGTCGTCGATGCCGCGACCATCGACACAAGGGACAGGTCCGTAAAGCGTTTTCTCAATTTCAAATCCCGCTTCCTGCGCCATGCGGATGATGTCGTCGCGGTTCATACCTCACCCCTCGCCCGAATCGCGGCGGCGCATTGTTCGGCAGCAAACCTTTCTCTAAACCCGCCTAGCGGGTCAGTTGTGTATTGCTTGCTCATGTATGACTTTATTTGTTTTTCACACACCTTCGCACACGCCTCACGCTCTGCAGCGGCAACGAGGGCGGCGAAATGGTAACGGATAAAATCCTCGCCTTCTTCGATGGACTGGCGCATTGCTTGAAACCATAGCGTGTCAAGTTCCTCGCGGTTCATCGCGGCACCTCCTTCAACGCGGCTTCAATACGATCAAGTAAGTCACTGTCGTAATTCATCCAAACCGCTTTTTGGGCTTCTGCCAGCAGCCCACGCAGCCGCTCGTTGTCGGCCTTCAGCCGCTTGATCTCGGCCATGTGTTCCCGCAGCGACCCGCGACACGCCTCAAGCATGTCCCAGTCGTAGGGTAGCGCCGCCTTCAGCCGCTCGTTTTCAAGCAGTTCACGGTCGCTCACGGTTCTCTCATCCAACCGGCATGGGCGTCATGGCGCAGTTGTGCTACCTGATCTTCTAGCTTGTTAATTTCAATCATGTATAAGTTGATGCGGCTACGAAGTTCGTAGATTTCAGTCCACAGTTTGCTAACGGTATCGAGTTTGTAATCCAGTTCACGTTGCCAAGCATGTTCTTGATTTTCATGGTATTGGTTTGACATCGGAGGGTCCTTGTTTTCGGATGATGTAGTTGTATTGCTTTATACCGCGACTTACAGCAGATCCAATAACTGATTGTTT